GATAAGAGAACTTTAAATAAGGACGTATTACGGAAGAGTAATCATCCTTTTGTAGAGATATGGTTACGCTACAAACAAGCAGAGCACGATGTTTCTACATATGGTGAGAATATTCTAGGTAAAATAGATGATGGAAGAATTTACACCGATTTCAACCCTGTTCTAGATACAGCAAGAATATCCACTCGTAAGGGAGGGGTGAACATCCTTAACTTCCCTGCAAACCAACGAACAAGAGAATGCTTCGTAGCCAAGGAAGGAAATAAGATGGTTGTAGCTGATTATGAAGGACAAGAGAATGTGGTAGGTGCAGACCTTCATAAAGATGCAGTAATGATTGCCTCTATAAAGAATGGAGACGATTTGCATTCCGCATTTGCAAGACTTATTTTCCCCGAACTAAAAGAACTAACTGATAATGAAATTAAAAGCGACCATAAAGATAAAAGACAGTTCTCCAAAGCACCTCGCTTCTGTTTCTCGTATGGTGGGACAGGCTTTACAGCAGCTAAAAGCCTTAATATACCAGTAGAGGAGGGCGAGAGACTTGAGAAGTTATATAGAGAACTACACCCAGGAGTTTACGAATGGGGAGAAAAGAAACTAGCTAGAGCAATGACTCTAGGATACATAGAATCGGCTGACGGTTTTAAACTTGCGTTACCTTTCTATGATGAGTTTGAAGAGCTTCACCAATGGATGGAGAGCAAAGACTCAGAGTTTTGGGTGAGGTATAAAGAAGGAAAAGAACAAGCTAAACTTAGAGCCGAAGCAGAAGAGAAAGGTAAAGAGTTTAGAGTGACTAATGCCCCCTCACTAACACACTACGATAAGGTGAGACCAAAGCTATCTAAATACTTTTCGAGAAGGGGTAAGTATTTCAGGTTGTCTCTAAACAACCCTGTCCAAGCGACTTCAGCCCATATGACAAAACGAGCCGCTTGTTTACTTTTTGAATACATTGTGGAAAACGGTCACTTTGGAAAAGCAAAAATATGTAATATTCCACACGATGAGATGGTCCTGGAAGTGAGAGAGGATTTAGCGGAGGAATATAAAAAGGTTTTAGAACAGTGCATGGTAGAGGGAGGTAATCACTATTTAACGAGTGGTTTGGTAGAAATTAAAGCAGAAGCCAATATTGGCGAATCATGGTATGAAGCAAAATAATTATGAAATATAAAATAGATATGATTGATTGGAGATTAGCAGTAATAGGGACACTGTTCCTATGGATTTGGGCAACAACAGGTGAAGGTGATACTAATAATTACTATAATATAGATACTGCTATTATAGTAGATTCTACGTTTGAATTAGACACAGCAGTTCTTATGGGCGATACGTTGTATGATTCTACGTATTCGTGGGATAGATTGCATTACAGGGATTATAACACCCCTGATACTATAAGGCTACCCTTAGTTACCCACGAAAACGAGTATTGCTACCCTGTAGATGGGACAATGACAAGTGGATACGGATGGCGTTGGGGCAGGAGTCACGATGGTATCGACATAGCGTACAACAATAGGGACACCACAAGAAGTATGTTCCCTGGAGTCGTTAGGTATTCAAAGAAAGGTTACAATGGAGGGTACGGTAACTTAGTTATCATAAGACACTTTAATGGCCTTGAGACTTACTATGCCCATCATAGAACTTTATTCGTGGAGCAAGGTGATACTTTAGAAGCAGGAGATGCTATTGGTTTGGTCGGGTCTACAGGTCGTTCTACAGGTCCTCACCTGCATTTGGAGACAAGGTTTTTAGGTGTGCCTATTGACCCTGAGTTGATTATCAACTTGGATGATTCGACTCTTGTAAGTGATAGTATTAATTTAATTAAAAAAGGTAGACATTATATTACTCATGGGATATAAAATCATAAAAAAAGTTAAGGTGCACTCTCAATTACCTTCTTCTAGCGTATATTTGTTAGATAGTATGGGAGTAGTACTAAATTTAGAGACGAAAGAAGAGGCTAAGAAATTAGTAGACCTCTTGAATGTTAACGCAGACAACAATACTGAGTATAGTGTCGCAAAGAATAAATAGTATGGGTGATTCAAAAAGACCTAAGTTCTACAACAAGGATATAGAAACGTGGGATTATATCGCAGCTCACAACTTGGATTTCTTCGAAGGGAATATTATCAAGTACGTGACTCGCCACAAATCGAAGAATGGTTTGGAGGACTTAGAGAAGGCAAAAGTTTATTTAGATAAACTAATTTCAATAACTTATAAAGATTATAATCATGGTTTATAGAATGGGAAGTAGAGGACGAATGGTAATGGAAATTCAGTCCTTTTTGGGTGCTATCGATGTAGATGGCATATTTGGTCCTCAAACAGAGGATGCAGTAAAGACCTTTCAAAAGGTCAGAGGTTTAGTGGTTGATGGGATTGTTGGTCCTAAGACACTAGAGGCGATGAGTCTGCTAGATACGGATTTAACCGTGGACAAAGCTATAGACTCGAAGTTTGCTTATGATACTCACTATCTACCTACAGGACAGTATTTAAACGGTCCTACTACAAAGGAGTATGCGTTCTTGCATTTCACGGCAGGATGGCACAATCCTTACAAGTGTATCGACCATTGGGGAAGAGATAGTAGAGGACGTATTGCAACTGAGTTTGTTTTGGGAGGGCCTTCTATTAAAGGTGACGATGATACCTACGATGGTAGAATGGTACAGGCATTCCCATCAGGAGCGTATGCTTGGCACATCGGTAGAAACGGTTCTCAGTATATGCACGAGCATTCTGTAGGGCTAGAAATTTGCAACTGGGGTTACCTCAAAGGAGGTAAAACTTGGGCAGGAGTAAAAGCAGACCCTTCTCAATTTGTAACTTTAGCTGAACCTTTCAAAGGTATGAGTCAGTGGCACAGGTTCTCAGATGCACAGATAGAGCAAGTTCGGGAGTGGTTATACTTCATTGCTGAGAGAGATGGTATCGATATCCGTGAGGGACTTCCTAGATGGATTAAGAAGGAAGGTGCTAAGGCTTTCGAATGGAAAGAAGAAGCATACAGAGGTTTGATTAAGGGTGTGTTATCCCATACAAACACAAACAGAGGTAAATGTGATATTCATCCACAGCAGGAGATGATGGATATGTTAGTCAGCTTATAATGCAGACTATTGGCCTCAATATGATTGTAAAAGACGAGAGCAAAGTTATTAAACGGCTCTTGGACAGCGTAGCTCCGATAGTTGACTGGTACACTATTGTTGACACAGGCTCTTCTGATGATACCATACATGTGATTAAAAAGGTTATGGATATCCACGGTATTGAAGGAGAAGTTATTAGTCACGAGTGGGTCAACTATGCGGATGCTCGTAATAGAGCAATCAAAGAACTCAAAGGTAAAGTTGACTGGGGGTTTTGGATAGATGCAGATGAGGAAGTTATTTTAGATAACTTAAATAAAGAAGCACTATTGGAAACATTGTCAAAGTGTAATACTTTGGGAGTAGAGGTGCAGTACAGCGGTACTGTGTACAATCGTGACCAATTCTTCAAAGTATCTGAGGATTGGGAATGGGTAGGTGCTGTACACGAATATTTACACCTTGACCCTACAAAAATAAAGCATGGGGGTATTGCTGAAGGTTTCCATGTGAAGGTTAACACAGATGGTGCTACTTGGAATACAGCTCTAAGAGACAAGTATATGGGTCACGCTGATATGTTGCTGAAGTACATAGAAGAAAATAAAGACCCTAGATGGGTGTTTTACTTGGCAAACTCTTACCGAGATGCTGGTGTGATGACTCAAGCTAGAAGATGGTATAAAGAACGTCTTAGTATGGAAGGATATTGGGAAGAAAAATATATATCCCAATTAAGACTAGCTGAAATAGCGAAGGCAACAAATCAAAATAATTGGATTGAAGAGTATTTAAAATGCTCTGAAATAGACACAAGACGAGCAGAGCATTATCTTCCTGTAATCAGACACTTCAACACTGAAGGTAATTATAATGTGGCTTACGCATTAGGTAAATATGCATGGGATAATTGCTCTAATAACCCTTTTCCCTACTCACGATTATTTATCAGTAACTCGGTGTACAATTGGGAACTATTAGATGCCTTCACAATTAGTTGTTTTTACTTAGATAGAAAAGAGGAGCTAAATGAATTAATTACAGAGATGGATACTAGGATTGAAAAAAAATTAGTACCTTTTAAAGAAATAGAAAGGATAACGAACAATAAAAAATATTATAATGGATTATAATACATTTATTAAACCTTTCTCTCGTGAATTTAAATTAATAACACTTAATGATGTTGAATTAGAAAAGGTAAGAGTTTTTGTAAGTTCAGTTATAAAAGAAAAGAGTGGGGAGAATCACCACCGTATTGACAACAATTCTAAATTTAAAAGGTTTTTTAACGGAATGATAGGTGAAGTGGCTATCGAAAAGCTACTAGGAATGCAGGGAAAGATAATTGATTGGAGTATAGGTAATAGTAATGATTATCATAAACCTGACCTTTCTTCTCTTGGTATCAAAGTAGGAATTAAGACAGTGGAGTACGGATTATTTCCCGTAGTGTTCAAAACTTCTTATTACCCCGAAATAATAAATATTGCATATAAGAAAAAATATGTATATATTTGTGGAGTCGCCTGTCAAAACATTTTGAATACTTATCAGGACGATTCATTAATTAAAGATGAAAAACTACGCAAGAGAGGGACTAAGACAGGATTTTATGGGTTCGAACACCTTAAACCTTTCTCTAACCTTGAAGAACTAAAAAATATTTGTAAACAGTAATTAACATTATGCAAGAATTTATTAATATAGGGATTATAATGGTCATAGTTGTAGGAGTGATAGCTCTTATGGATATATTGTTTCCCGATAAAAAAGACTAATTATGGAAGAGCAGAGAAAATGTATGGACTTGATTACTACTCACCCTGTTAAAAAGTCCGACTTAGGTTTCCACGCTAATTTGTTTGGAGGTAAGTTACTAGCTTGGTTGGATGCAGCAGGAGCAGCTTACGCTTCAGAAAGCTGCGATTCTCCAAGGATGCTGACTATAAAGATAGATGAGTGTTTATTTAAACGCCCTGCTAAAGAGGGACAGTTGATAAAAATATATGGATGTGTTGACGACATTGGAAATACTTCCGTAACTTTGTACATGGAAGCAAGGTCTCACAATGTCTATAGTGGACAGCAAAAAGTTATCCTTTCAACAAAGATTAAGTTTGTAAGGGTAGATGAGATGGGAGACCCTACTCCGATATCAGAAAAAGTAAAAACAAAATACAATAAACTATGTACATAAACTTTGAAGTCCTTGACAAGGCACAAGTAACATATCCTTCATTTATCCTTCTTATTGCAGTGAAGCAAAATGATTGCGATAAATTATGGATGGACTCTGACCATGTAGAAAAGTATATGAGTCTCTTACTGAGAGATGGGTTAGTTGACCATCGTAAATCAGATAATTGGTATAAGATAACAAAGAAAGGTAATGCGTTTCTGAGAGATGTAGGTACTGCAGGAGTTACTGATGATGTAAAAGCTACTTTCCTAAAGTTAGTGCAGCTATATAAAGACTATGGTCGTAATGTAGGAAGTGCCAATAAGGCATTAAAAGTTTTTGCTCAGTTTGTTGAGGAAACCAAAAATTTGTTTACCTTTGACCTTATTGTAGAAACCGTAGAGGAGTATCTAATTAATAGTGAACCACAGTACACAGCACGGCTAGACTTATTTATTTGGAAGCCTGCCAATGCTTACGCTCGTAAGTTTACGATTGAAGACAGCAGACTCTATACAAAATGCAGACAAAATGCCAATAGTATCCGCTAAATTAAAAACAGACGAGGCTGTAAAGAGTATAGCCAAATTTCAATCGGGTCAAATAACACCTATATCTACAGGTTTCCCTTGGCTTGATAAGCATTTATTAGGAGGGTTTCTACCTTCCACTATAATGACCATTGGTGGTCTATCTAATCATGGTAAGACGTACCTGATGCAGAAGTTAGAGAATCACGTTCTCGATACATCTGAGGACGTTGTATTGCTACGATGTAATTGGGAGTCAGCTGTATATAAACTACTTCTTAGAAAGATAACGCAGAAGACAAATATGAAGATGTCAGAGGTATTGTTTAACCTTCCTGAAGGAAAGAACCTAGAGGACATTAAAGAAATTTGTAAGCAGGAGAGAAGAGAGGGATTGTTTTACTCTGAAGAACCTGTGACAGCTTGTCAGTTCGGAGAGGAGGTGGCAACATTTTTGCAGGAGAACATAGACAAGAAGGTCATGATAACAATCGACCACGTTGGCCTGGTGAAAGGAAGAGAGAAGTCTGAGATAGATGCCCTTTTCGAAGAGATGAATAAGCTCAAGAAAATGCATCCTTATGTTTTCTTTGTTCCTCTGATGCAACTCAAAAGAGACCTTCTTGATAGAGTTGGCAACCACCCATCAGAAGCACCTCGCCAGTTAGATTTCTACGGTTCTGACC